GAACAAAATTCAACAGCAACAAGAAATGTATTCTTATCACAAGTAAATCCATACTTAGAATCAGTTCAACAAAAACAAGGTTTATACGCGTTTAGAGTAATTATGAATGAAACAAATAATACAGCAGACGTAATTGATAGAAATGAGTTAATCGGACAAATTTATATCCAACCTACAAGAACAGCTGAATTTATTTACTTAGATTTCAACATCTTACCTACAGGAGCAACATTCCCAGCGTAAGGATTAAATTAAATAATATTTATAATAAAGAATAAATAACAAAAAATAAACATGGCAGTATTAGATCCAAACGAAATATTTTTCACAGCGTTCGAACCGAAACAACAGAACCGTTTCATTTTATACATGGATGGTATTCCAGCGTATATTATCAAAGGAGTAAATGCGATAACATTAACACAAGATACAGTAGTATTAAACCACATTAACGTTCAACGCTTTGTAAAAGGTAAAAGTAAATGGGGTGCTATTCAAATGACATTATTTGATCCAATCACTCCTTCAGGAGCTCAGGCAGTAATGGAATGGGTACGTTTACATCACGAATCAGTAACTGGTAGAGATGGTTATAGTGATTTCTATAAGAAAGACTTAACATTAGATGTAGTAGGACCAGTAGGTGATATCGTTTCAGAATGGATTATTAAAGGTGCTATTATTACAGATGTAAACTTTGGAGATTATAGTTGGGATAATGAGTCAGCGGCTCAAAACATCCAATTAACTGTACAACCAGATTATTGTATCTTAAATTTCTAAACCTCCCCCTCCCGAAATACAGGATTAAGATGGCTCGCCTTTTGGCGAGCTTCTTTTTTTCTCATATATTTATATATATAAACATAGTTATAAACAAATCAAATTTATGGAAGAAAACAAATTTAAGGTCCCAACCGAAACTATAGAACTACCGTCACAAGGGCTTCTATATCCCGAATCACACCCGTTATCAAGCGGTAAACTTGAAATGAAATATATGACGGCGAGAGAAGAAGATATTCTAACTAACTCGGCTTATATCAAACAAGGTACAGTAATTGATAAATTATTACAATCATTAATTGTTACTAAATTTGACTATAATGATCTATTAGTAGGTGATAAAAATTCATTGATGATTGCTGCTCGTGTATTAGCGTATGGTAAAGATTATGAATTTAATTATGATGGAACAGAACAAAAAGTTGATTTATCATTATTAAATCCAAAACCAGTATCACCAGAAGTAAAAGCAAGCAAAGGAGCTAATATGTTTAATTATACTTTACCTGATTCAGGTAATGTAATTACATTTAAATTATTAACTCACGGTGATGAACAAAAAATTGACGCTGAAGTAAAAGGTTTAAAAAAATTAAACAAAGACGCATCAAATGAAGGTATAGTAAGACTATGTCATATGATTACAGCTGTTAATGGTGACTCAGAAACTAAATCAATTCGTGATTTTGTTAATAATTACTTATTAGCTAAAGAAGCTAGAGCGCTTAGACAACATTATGCATCTATATCACCAGACATTGATTTAACTACATCAGTTATTAATTCTAGAGGTGCAGAGGAGGACATCGAAGTTCCTATTACTATTAACTTTTTTTGGCCTGACGCCCGAGTATAGATTTATTCTATTTAGTGAAATACATGAAATTGTATTTCATGGTAATGGTGGATATGATTGGCATACAATATATAATATGCCTATATGGTTAAGAAAATTTACATTTAATAAACTTAAAGATTATTATTCTCCTAAAAAAGATGATGTTGTTGATGAGTCAATTAAAAATATGAAATTAGCACCTAAAATTCCAATACAAACACCAACATACAGTACAAGGGCATCTAAAAAATAGATGCCTTTGATATTTATAACAAAATAATTAATAATGGCTGACGATAAAATAAATAAAGACAACGTTACTCAAGCTAAAGAATATCTAAAATTTCTTATTGAAACTAGAGATATATCTAGAGATATAACTAGTTTTACTAAGGCCTTACTAAGTGCTAATAAAGAAAATGCAGAATTATCTTCTTCTATATTATCAACTTATAGAAATATAGGTAAAGCTATCAATGACCAATCAGATAATATAAGTAAAGTATTAGCTAATGAAAAATCTACTAAAGATATAACTAAAGATATACTTAAAAATAGACGATTAGAAATTGATTTATCAAAAGAACAATTAACATTTACACAAAAGTTATTAGATCTAGAGGAAAAATTACAACAAGCTGCAGATGCTAATAATGAAGCTGAATTTGAAAAAATAAATACACAAATAAATTATACAAAAAAGTTATCAGAATCTATAAATGATCAAGCTAAAGCTATAGGTGAAACTAATGAAGCTAATAAATTAGCTAAAAAAATATCAGAAGATGCTGATAAAAAAACAAGAGGATTTAGCACTATTGAAAAAATAGTTAAATCAATTCCTGGTTTAAAAGGTTTATCTGAACCATTTGAAAAAGCAGCAGCGGCTGCAAGATCCGCCGCTTTATCTCAAAAAAGTGGAGCTGAAATATTTAAAGCTGGAGCTAGTGGTATAGGTAATTTCTTAAAAGGTCCAATATGGATAACATCTTTATATAAAGTAGCTAAATTTTTCTTTGATGCTATGTTAGGAGCTGATAAACGTGTGACTGATATAGCTAAAAATTTAAGCATAAGTAAAGACTCAGCTCGAGCAGTATATCAAAGTTTTATAGACTCAAAAACTGTATTAGATGCCCAACTGTCTACTACTAAAAATATAGTAGAAGCATTTAATGAACTATCAGATTTTTCTAATTTTATTAATTTAGCTACTACTAAACAATTAGATACTCAAATAATATTAACTAAAGAAATAGGTGTATCTAAAGAAGCAGCTTTAGGATTTCAATCAATTTTAGAGGTTAGTAATATAGAAGCAGATAAAGGTGTAGATATTGTTTATAATCAAATAGCAGCCTTTTCTAGACAAAATGGAATTGTAGCTAATGGTAGAAAAATATTTGAAGAAATAAATAAAACTAGTAAATTAACTCAACTTAACTTTAGAGGTGGTTTTGAATCATTAGTAAAAACTACTTTACAAGCTAATAAATTAGGTTTAACTTTAGATCAAGTAAGTAAAGTAGGAAGTTCATTATTAGATTTTGAATCATCTATATCTGCAGAACTTGAAGCTGAATTATTAACAGGTAAAAATATTAATTTAGAAAAAGCAAGATTATTTGCTTTGAATCATGATATTGCAGGATTAACACAAGAAATAGCAAACCAAGGTATAACAGCTGAAAAGTTTACTGCTATGAATGTTATCCAACAAGAAGCTATAGCTAAATCTTTAGGTATGCAAGCTTCTGAATTAGGTGAAGCTTTATATAATCAAAAATTAATTGAACAAACAGCAGGTACTTTTACTAAAGATTTAAGAGCTCAAGCAGCTGAAGCGCGTAAAATTAATAATTTAGCTTTAGAAAAAAAATTATTATTACAAGCAGAAGGTATTGAAAAAGGTATAATATCAGGTAAAGACTTAGAAGCAGCACAACGTTCATTAAGTATTCAAGATAAATTTAACAATGCTTTAGAACAAGCACAAGAAATATTTAGTGATATTGTTAATGGAGGTTTATTAGATGATTTAGTTAATTTATTAACCGCGTTTGTAAAATCAGTTCAAACAAAAGGTTTAGGATCAACATTACTTGGTGGTATTGATGAAGCTGCTCAACGAGAAGCAGATTTAATGCAAGCTAAAAGAAATACACAAAATATATCTGTCGCATCTATAAGTAAAAAATCAGAATCAGAACAAAATGCTGATATAGAAGCACTACAAGAAAAGAAAAGAGTACTACAAGAGCAAATAGACAAAAAACCAGGATTTTTTACAGAAGCAAATTACGCTATTAATAAATTTACAGGATTTGATCCATTAAAGGTGAGTGCGGCAGTACCGGAAAGAGAAAGACAAGCTGTTGAAGCACAAAAGCAACTCCCAGAAGTAGAAAAATTACTAAGAGAATTAAATGAAACAGTAAAACAAGGTGGAAATATAAATATGGAAGCTAGACAAGTAGGTACAACTACCGCTATAAATACATATAGAATGTAACACATTAATATTTATAACAAAATTAAAAACATAAAACTATGGGCTTATTAGACAGATTAAGAAAACAAGGTTCAAACCAAAGCAAATACGGAGGTAATACACCACCAACAAATCCATTAGCAACTAAAGAATCAAAAATGCATGCATTTGGAGAAGCTCCAGGCTACTCATTAAATGGTGCTTTTAACTCAACAGTAACACGTGATTATAACAAGTATGATGATGGAGTGTTAAATACATTACCTCAACCATCAAATCTTGATATTAAAACACCAGCACAAAAATACGTAGACGTTAAACCAGCGTAATGGGATTAAGAGATATCTTTACTAACCCCGGTAAATTTGTATTTTACGGAGGGGCAGGTTATCCTACACCAAATGTTAACACAGGTGGTGTAAATGGGGTAGAGCCTCTGTTAACTCTTAAATACGGTAAAGATTCTCCAGGCGCAGGAGCAAGCAGACAACCATTTATAGTGACTCCAATTCCTGGAGCGTCAGCTACATTTAATACTAATGGTTTAGTTATAGCTCGTTCTGCAACTGATGTAGAACGTCTATCTAAATTTTTTACTACTACACCAGGTTTACTTTTTATAGCTAAACAAAACGTTTTATCTCAAACAAACGTTAGAACACAAGCTTCTAACTATCATGTTCCTCAAATACAACCAAATAATGGTCCATATTTGCCAACTAATACATTAGCACAAGTAGGACTATCAGTTGCTGGTGCTCATTTTGATAAGCAAGGTTTATTGCCTAATGGTTATTTTTCTCCTAAGTATAATGACGCTGTAAAGACAGATCAAGAAGTCTCAACTAATAGATTATATAATCTATATTATGATAAAATGATAGATACTGGATTAAATGGTATACAAGGTTTACCTATACCTAATCCAATCAATTCAGTATCTTTATTCCCTACAGAAATATTAAATTACAGAGGAGGACCTGGATCTACTTTAGGTATAGGTTCAACTTCTATAAATTTTTCATTAGGAAATAGAACTGGTATCAATAATCCTTTATATACTAGTAATCGCAATCAATTTTATGGTATAGCTCCCGGAGGAGCAAATAAAGTTATAGTTGCTGATCCAGCGTTAGCACTTGAAAATCAACAAACATATCAAAACCAACCAATTACTCAATTAGTTGATTTTAGAAAACATTTAAGAGATGGAATTGCTAATTCAAATATATTATCTGAATCTCCTAGTTACACTGATAAAAGTATAGAAAATAGAGTATTTTTAGGTAATCCAGGAAGACGAGATAAAAATATTATTTCATACACAGCTGGAGCTATAATTAATGGTTCTGATAAAGCTGAAGCTTTAGATAAAATTAATGCTAAGCCATTATATAGTTCTCGACTAGTTTCAGATGTGGATACAAATGATTTAGTTAAATTTAGAATTGAAGCTATCAATAATGATGATCCCGGAGAAGGAATATTTATACATTTTAGAGCTTTTATAGATTCATTTTCAGATAATTATAGTGCTGATTGGTCACCTACTCAATATATAGGTAGAGGTGAAAAATTTTACACATATAATAGTTTTGATAGAACAATAAATATGTCTTGGACTGTAGCTGCTCAATCAAAAGATGAACTTATTCCTATGTACCAAAAACTAAATTTTTTAGCCTCAAATTTAATGCCCGATTATAATAAAGAAGGATATATGAGAGGAGCTTTAGTTAGGCTTACTGTGGGAGGATATTTATATTCTCAACCAGGTTTTATAACAGCTTTAACTTATGATATACCTCAAGAAGCAACTTATGAAATAGGAATTGATGATGTAGGAGAAAGTGATCCATCAGTTAAAGAATTACCTCATATGATTAAGGTATCAACTTTTACCTTTACTCCAATACATAATTTTGTTCCAAGAAAACAAATTAATGAATACTCAGGATCATTAGGTGCAGTATCATCATTTGGTAAACAAAGATTTATAGCATTAGCTGCTGGAGCTGGTTCGCAAGATAATAATTATGATTATGTTCCTACTATAATACAACCAAATACAGTTGATTCTCCATTATCAAGAAATCAATTTAATTCAACTAATTCAGAAAATTTAGCTTAATTAATGAACAGATATATTAATATACCTCAAACAAAAATTAAAGGAAAATTAGTTTATAAAACAGTGCGTTATCCTGAGGTACCTTTATCTTCAGAAGATATATATGTTTATACTCAACAAGGAGATCGTTTTGATGTATTAGCTAAACAATACTATCAAGATAGTTCTTTATGGTGGGTAATAGCAATAGGAAACCCTCAAGTTACTTTAGGTAGTTTATTAATACCATCAGGATTACAATTAAGAATACCAGCATTCCCTGCTAATGTTGTAAATGAATATAATACAATAAACAAATAATATGAATATATTAGGTGAAGGTTTTAATCCGATTATATCAAAACAAATAGATGTACGTCAAAAATTATTTGGAGCTGGTTTCAACACTAACAATCCAAGAAATCCAGCATTTATAAGTTATGCTAGAACACCTACATCTTTTGTAAGATTAATGTCTTCAGTTTCAATAGGAGATTTAAATGCTCTTAATAATCCATATATTCAAACTTTAAATTTATCAGGTACGGCATTAGCAAAAAAAGCAATTTTATTTGGTGGTGTTAAAGAATATGGAGGTGTTTTAAAAGGTGGAGTAACAGATGTTACTCAAACTGGTAATCAAAGTATATTTAATAATTTTGCTTATGGTTGGGGCGGAACAGAATATGGTTTAAGACCAATGCCCGGTATTCAATCTGCTAACATAAAAAATGAAAGTTTAGGCTCTTTAAAAACATCAACAGTACAAATAAAAGCATGGAATAAATCTCAATTTGAAATAATTGATATTTTATATTTACGTTTAGGATTTTATGTTATGTTAGAATGGGGTCATACTGTATATATTGATAACAAATCACCTAATGAAATAATTACAAATGTAACATCATTAGAAACTGAATTTTTTACTGGTGATGCTAACATAGATAATTTACAAAAATTAATAATTAAAAATCGTTATGATAGTTGTGGTAATTATGATGCTATATTAGGTAGAGTAGTTAATTTTAGTTGGACATTTAATAAAGATGGTAGTTATGATATAACTCTCTTTATAAGAAGTTTAGGAGATGTTATTGAGTCACTTAAAGCTAATGTTTTAACAACATCACCAGAACAACTTCCTTTACCTAATTCTCCTTTTGCACCTACACCAATAACAAATCCACAAGTAGCATATGCACCTTCACAAGCATTACAAGATTCTTGGAAAAGCTCATTAAAAAATTCTCCAAATCCTGAGACTAATAAAAGTAATATTCACGCTCGTTTATATAAATTAAAACATGATTTAGATGCTGAACTTAAAGATAAAACAGTAGGCGGAATAACTACTTATTTAAGTGATGGTAAATTAACAGATGTAGCTGTTGCTACTTTTCAAAGTAATATAGGTACAAATGGATCTTCTTTATCTCGTGAGTATTATATTCGATTTGGTGCTCTTCTTAGAATTATACAAGGTGAGGTTGTACCTACAATATATAAAGGAGCTACTAAATATAAATTAATTAATATAGATTATGATGAACCTACTAATTTAATAAATTTTATAGATCTTCAATTAAGTACAGATCCAAGTAAATTACTAATTAAACGAGATATACAACTTAATGATGAAACTATTAATACATTTCCTGGTGTTACTCCTTTTATTACTACTATAGGTAAGGAATCATATGGTAAACTTATGAATGTTTACTTAAATTATAATAATGTATTCACATTAATGGATAGTCTAATTGAATCTCCAGGTTCTAAAGTAGTATTAGTATCATTTTTACAAAAATTAGGAGATAGTATTGGCAAATATTTAGGAGGTATTAATAATATAGTTCCTATAATAGACGAAGATACAAATACAGTTAAATTTATTGACCAAAATTTATTATATAAAAAAGATTCAGTATTAGCTGATCTTAATAAAACATATAATAATATATTAAACACAACACCTGGAGTATTTGACTTATATGGATATAATGCTTCAGGCTCAAATGGTTCAGGTTCAGCAGGTTTTATTAAAGATTTTAATTTAAAAACAGAATTAACTCCTGCTTTTGCTAGTATGATTACTATAGCAGCGGCCGCGCGCTCTAAAGTAGTAGGAGAAGATGCTACTGCTTTATCTAGATTAAACGCTGGTTTAACTAGTAGTTTATTTGAACAAATTAATGACGAGTATATAGCTATTGATGTTACTTCTTCTTTAGATAACCAATATAAATCAACAGTAGATGATTATATTACTTTTTTAAAAAATATAAATATGAGTGCTACTTCCCCAAATTGGGATCCAGTAGCATTTAGTTCTTATACTTCAGTTTTAAATAATTTTATAGCTTATTCTCAACAACTAAAAGTAGAAGCTACAAGTTCAGCTACTACATCTACTGGTTTTATTCCTATTAATGTTTCATTAAAAATGACAGGAATGTCAGGTATGAAAATTTACCAAGAATTTACTCTTAAAACTGATTTTTTGCCTTCAAATTACCAAACTCAAATGAGTTGGTTAATTAAAGGTGTAAATCATACTATTGAAAATAATATGTGGAGTACTACTATTGAATCATTATCATTACCTAAAACAACAACAAAACCAAGCTCTATATATGAATCCTTAAAAACAGTTTTAGCAAAATCTAATAGTAATGAAACTGTAATAGTAACTAAAATACCTTCAATAGAAGCTACAGCGGCAGAATTAGAGTTATATTATAAAACTATTTTAGCTAATCTAGGAGCGCCAGCAACAGTTGGAAATATATTATTTCTTAAGGCTTGGAGACAAGCAGAAGGTGGTCAAGCTATATGGAATGGTTTTAATACAACTTTCTTTAAAACAGGTTCAACTAATTTTAATACTTCTAAAGTTAAAAATTATTTATCATTAGAAGACGGTGCCGCTGCTATATCTGATACTATAAAAAATAAAAAATATGCTAATTTATTAAAAGCATTAAAAGCAGGTATAAAAGATCAAAAAGCAGCAGAAAAATTAGCTCTTGAATTACAACAGCCTTATAAAGATTTATGGATATGGGTTAATGGCCCTAATGCTTTTAAACCAGCATTAGAAGGTTATGTAGCTGGAGTATTAAAAGGTACAGTAAGAGATATAGCTATTTATAAACCAAAATAATATGTACTTCCCAGAATCACAAATAACACCTAATCAGTACACTAATGGAGGAGAATTTCAAGTCAAATCCACAGGTCAAAATTATGCTGGGTATTATTTTATTACTTCAACAGGTCAAAGATATACAGGACGTAACCAAAATGATAATCCAGTATTAGAATTAACCCCATTAATATCTGATATTATTAATACTAATCCTAATCTACCAGAAGTAATAACATTAGAAGATACAATTTATAACAATATAATAGCAGCCCCAACTAATATTATATATAAACCAGCTTATAATCCTAATATTCCAACACAACAAGATTATCAAATAGGAGAATATAGACGTTATTTTTGTAAAAAAACTAATGAAATTATTTATTTAGAAATAAATCAAAATACATTTGATAAATTAGTACTTCAATCACCTGATATATACTGGCAATATTATTTACCATTTTTCTTACCTTGGAACTTAACAGGTATTAAAGAACAAGTTGCAACTGTAAATCGTAATATGGTTTTATTAACTATGAAAGATTTATCATTACCTCAATTTGATGCCTACTTAAAATTTGACTTTACAAAGTATTATGTTTAAATTTGGCAGTCTAATTTTTATTTAGTATATTATAGCCTAAAATAGGTTATGTATTATATTATTGAAACATTAGATCAACTAAAAGTCTTATACAATCTTAAGACACAAAAAGCATTTGTTGAGGTAATTCCATTTAATTCTAATATCCATCCTGCCTTAAATAAAGTATCACTAGTCTATATTAGACCACTTGATGACACTAAAGGATATCTAATATGTGTTAACCACAGTGAAACACTACACATAAATAAAAATCATGTTGAAAGTGTTTTAAAAGACATTCCAGAATTGTGGGTACGCAATAAGAAACAATTTTTATACTACTTTCAGATAAAAGCATGTTGCGACATATCACTAATATCTCCTACGGATATACAACCCACTTTCACACACCAACATTTTTATCAACGTTTTCCACAAAAACAAGACATCAATCGTATAATACCGGTATCAAAACACTATGAACTGTGTGAAACCGTGTATAACCAAATCAAACCATTAATACCACACCATTTGCCCGAGTGGTTCGACTTTTATAATAACCGAGTTACTTTGGCTTTATTTGGGATTGAAAAAAACGGTATAACATTTAATAAACCAATATTTGAAACATACTATGAAACAAATAATGACTACTATTCAATTGACAATGATAAAATATTCACGCAATATAATATCTATACTACAACTCGCAGACCCGCTAATTCCTATAATGGTATTAACTTTGCAGCACTAAAAAAAGAAACAAGGTCAAGTTTTGTTCCAAGTAATGATATATTTGTAGAAATGGATATATCAGCTTATCACCCAACACTTGCTGCTCAATTAATTGGATATGATTTTGGAGACAAAGACATACACGCCTCGTTTGCGGAAATGTATGGTGTGGATTATAAAACAGCTAAGGAATTAACATTCAAACAACTATACGGAGGAGTATTTAAAGAATATGCTCACTTAGAGTATTTTAGGAAAATACAAATGTTTATAGATAAGGCTTGGGACACTTTACAATACGGAGGATATTATGATTGTCCTATATCTAAATACAGATATGAGTTGAAGAACCTGGATAACATGAATCCAAACAAGTTGTTTAATTATATATTACAAAATATGGAAACATCTAACAATAT